GTGGCCGACGCGAGGCTCAGCGTGTAGTCGGTGACGTCCTGCGCGGAGCCGTACCCGAGGTACGTGCCGGTTCCGAAGGAGACGATCTTCTGCGAGGTCGCGCTGCCGGCCGTGTAGGCGATGCTGTCGACGAGGGTGCCGTCTACGAACAGCTCCCACCGCGACGCCCCGACCTTGTAGAGCTGGATCTCGCGGTAGGCGGACCAGTCGACGGCGACCGGGGTGCCGATCTCGGCGTCCGCGTCGTTGACGAGTACCACCTGCTTCGTGCCGGTGTCCTTGAGGGCCACCTGGCAGGACCGCGTGCCGTCGGCGAGGCGCATGCGCCAGCCGAGCAGGTTGTTGATCGGGTCCTTGACGTAGGAGGTGACCCGGGTGCTCCCCCTGATCGACATGTCTCCGAGGCTGGTGGCCGCCGGCGTGAGCTTGTACATCGTGTACTGCTCGTTGTCGCAGATGCCGCCGCCGGACACCGCGTCCGCGAGAGCCTGCGCGTAGGTGAAGGTGTCGAGCGTCGGGGTGCCCGTGACGACGAAGACGCCGTCGAACGAGCTGTCCGTGACACCCCTGACCGCCACGATGTTCCCGGCGATGAAGCCGTGGTTCGTGGACGTTTGGATGGTGACCGTGCCCGTGAGGCGCTGCGCGCCGAAGCCGGTGACCATGGAGCTGCCGCCGGTGTACCCGTCGGCGCCGGCCGCCGTGACGTACGTCAGTTCCGTCGCGGACGGGATGCTGGCCACGGTGAACAGGCCGTTGACGCTGCCGCCGCCGATCTCCGTGAGGCCGCTGACCTGGATGAACCCGCCGGACGTCGCAATGCCGTGGGCCGAGGGGAACTTGACGGTGACGACGTTGGATACGCGCTTCACCCTGGCGGCGATGATGTTGGGGGTCGTCACGAAGGATATGAAGGCACCCTTGGTGCCCGAGCTGCCGTGCGTGTACGTGAAGGTGTTCGAGAGCGGCGTGCCGGTGATGACGTACTCGCCCTGGAGGAGCGCGGCGGTGTCGGGGTAGGTGTCGTCGTAGTACCCCTGCAGCTTGACGTACATCCCGGCGGACAGGCCGTGGGCGGCGTCGCAGTACGCGGTGACCGTGGTGCCGGACCTGAGCAGCTTGGGCTCGGCGATACGGGTGGGTCCGCCCGTGCCCGGGAAGTTGGGCCCGCCGTCGACCCAGGAGATCCTGCTGATGGGGTACTTGTTGTTGATCGTGTGTACGCCGTCGAAGCCCCCGCTCCCGGCGAGGCTGGTCACGACTATCGTGTCGCCGATGTCGATGTACGGCTCGGCGTAGTCGCCGCCCGATATGGCCGCCTCGACCGTGCCGAACGGCTGGCCGACGGTCACCCCGCGGCCAATGGAGAGCGGCCCCAGCATCTTCGGCGCCACGCTCAGTTCAATCTTGGCGCCCACGGCCGGAAGGGCCACGCCGGCGCCCGAGACGATGGCCTTGCCGCCGTCCACGACGGTCAGGATGCCGCCGGCCACGGTGGCCGAGGGCGAGCCGAGGATGTCCTGTGTCCACGCGCCGTCGGGGTTGGACCCGCTGGAGGGGACGAAGTCCGCCTCGTAGTAGTCGAGCAGGCCGGACACCAGGGACTTGTACCATTTGTTGGCCGCGTCGTAGGAGGCCGTCGTCTTGGCGAGGTCCACGTCGTCGAAGTCGTCGAAGCCGTCGACGAAGACCTCGGTCAGGGAGGTGTCGAGCAGCGCGTCCTTGATCGCGTCGACCTCAAGGCTGCCGCCGCCGCCGGCGCCGGCCGCGCCGAGGAACACGCTGTCTCCGTCGCCGAGGGACGTGCCGTCCATCATGTAGACGCGGTCGCTGGCCCCGCGGTGTGCGAGCACGAAGACGTTCTCGCCGAGCGGGATGCTGCCCTCGACCACGACTGTCGGCACGAGGACGGCTGCGGCCCTGCGGTTGACGGTCACGTAGGCGGCCTGCCCGGCCGTAAGGGCGACGGAGCCGGCGGCGATGGTGTTGTTCGCGGAGCCCGGGATCTGGACTACGAGCTGCGCGTCCCAGGTCAGGGTGTCGGCCGGGGGCCCGGTGATCAGCCACGAGATGTTCCCGCCCTCGCGGAGCCGGATCGTCTTGTCCTGCGCCTTGTCGGCCACCATGGTGGTGAGCCGGCCGGCGCGGGCCGTCAGGTCCTCGCCGGCGACGGAGCCGTAGCTCTGCTGCGACGCGAGCGGGGTGAACCTTGCGGCCGGCGACCCGGTGGCCTCGGCCACGTACACGGGGGACGACGTCTCCGACGTCGCGCCGATGTACTCCATGATCCCCTTGACCGCCGTCTCGTCCGAGATCTGGCGGCTCTCCCCCTGCTCAAGCTCCTGGCCCCACCTGAGGTAGACCTTGGCGAGGACAGTGACCGACCCGCTGCCGCTGGTCGCGTCCGGGCCGTCCTGGTTGTACGTGAAGGTGGTGACGAGGGGCGTGGACTCGACCTGGACGACCTCGTTGAAGGACGTGTCGGTGACGCCGGACACGTTGACCGTCTGGCCGACCACGAGTCCGTGCGGGGCCGTGGTGGCGATGGTGACGACGTTCGAGGACCTGACGGCGCCCACGGGGGAGGCGGCGACCGTGTACGGGCCGCCGGGGCTGTGGTCGTCGCGGTAGGAGATCCAGTAGGTGTCCGCCGTGTTGGGCACGGACAGGCGGCTGGCGACCGAGACGGTGTAGCTCTGCCGCGCGCGGACCACGTTCTCGCCGGGGGCCGGGGACGACACGCCCAGCCAGTTCTGGCTCGCGCCGGAGGGGACGCCGAGGGTCACCTGGCTGAGGCTGTCGACCGACTTGATCTGGTAGTACAGCTCGTCGCCGTCGACCTGGCGCCTGACCCAGTCGCCGGCCGTGACGACGGCGGTCCACGCGATGGCGCCGACGGACGTGACCGTGGGGCTGCCGTTGGTGAAGATGAGCTTCTGCGCGACGGGTACGCCGCGCACGAGGGTGACGTAGGCTACCTGGTTGTCCGCGAGCGTGACGGTGCCCGCCGGAATGAGGTAGTAGAGGCGCCCGGACAGGAACCTCAGGTAGAGGTCGCTGCTCCAGCTGAACTGGCCGGGTACGGAGACGTCGTGCGACCACCGGCCCGAGCCGGTCATGGTGCTATGCAGGGCGTCGGCCCGCAGGTTGGCCAGGCTCGCGCCCACGCCGCCGCCGGAGCTGTACCAGTATGGGCCTCCCTGTACCTCCTGTAGGATGGACATCACCGCGTCCATCCAGTCCTTCAGGCATGTGAAGACCTTGTCGCCGCCGAAGAACGGGTTGGCCGGCGCCCCGGAGGTCGCGGTGGACGGGTTCTCCGCCCTGCCCTCCGGCCAGGGGTAGACGTGGCTCGGGTTGGGTGCCGTGCCGCCGCTGCCCAGCCTGAGCAGCATCGGCCTGGCGTCGGTGACGTCCGTGACGTTGTTCGAGCCGTTAGTGGTGACGATGTAGAGGGGGAGCAGCGTGCCGAAGCCGGCCGTGCTGATGGTGAAGGCGTAGTCCAGTGTCCGGGCCAGGGGGACCGTCTTGGAGAACTCGAAACCCGTGTCCGGGTTGATGAACTTCACCAGGTCGACGGTCGTGGTGTCGGCGGTGCGGCTGTAGTCGAGGCCGACGAAGTTCGTCGAGGACGCGACAAACGTGCCGGAAACCTTTGGGTTAGAGGGGCTTAGGGTCTCGGGCGGGGTCCCGGTGGGGACCACGAGGATGGTGCCGGACTCGGTCGCGGTGGAGTGGACGAGGACGCCGCCCGCGACGAGCACCTGGAGGTTGATGGCCGGGTTGCCGAAGACGGAACCGGAGTACGCCAGCTCCAGGCCGGACAGGACGAAGGGCTGGCCCACGCCGGTGATCACGCCTCGGATCAGGCTGTCGAAGTCCGCCGCGACGGCGGACTCGGTCGCCCGGAGGTGGGGGATGTCCACCCTCTGTTGATTTAGCCAGTTTTGCTGTCTTTTTACGCCCACTTGGTCCCTCTCAACATTTGGAATCTACGGCCGGGGCCGGCTGTTCGGTCGGGATACGGGATTGACCTCAGCCCTCGGTGCATAGCTGAAGATTGTCTTCGGGCCACTATCTTGCCGCCTCGTTCATGTGGTAGAACGCCTCGAACGCCAGGCTGCCCGTCATGAGGCCCTTAGCGGACACGGACCAGGACTGTCTGGTGATGGTCGCCCTCTCGGCCTCGAACACCGTCATCCCGTTGATCCGGTCCGTCAGGAGGATATGGATGTACTTCTCGCTCAGCACCCCACTCCCATCGCCGCCCATAGCGAACGCCTGGGGGGCTACCAGCCCACCCCCTTCCGGGCCGCCCGAGCCGCTGATGCGTACCACGGCCATGGTCCCGGTTACCCTTTGGGGGCCCGGTGCAAGCTCCTGGGGAAGCGGACTGTCTATCCCGTAGATGGCCCTCTTCCCGTAGTCGACGTCGTAGCTGAAGGCCGTGACATAGCCCACCTTCTGCCCGTTCAGGCTGAGGACTGTCGCCGCGCCGTGTAGTGTCAGTGCCTTCGCCATTTTTACGGGGGGTCCCCTCCCCAGACGTACACCTCGTCGGAGACCCTTGCCCCGGCGGCCCCGAGCCCGGCGTTCCCGAGGCCGACGTCCCCGGGGTAGACGACCTCTATGTCCAGGGCGATCCCCGCCGCGGCGGTGTCCCCGAGGAGCTGCTCCGCGTAGATCCTCCCGGCCACGGTGCCGGTGGCGTAGAACTGGTAGTCGCCCCCGTCCGGGTCGAGCACGGGCGGGCCGCGGCGGGAGACGAGCGCGACGTCCTCGGAGGCGAAGTGACTGTACTGGAACTGGTGGGAGGGGTCCAGGAGGAGCGCCGCGCTGCCGGGCCGGGCCAGGTAGCGTACCGGCCCCTCCTGCCTGTCCGTGCCGTACCCGAACACGAGGAATCCCGTCCCGTCCGGGAAGTTCGAGCTGTCCGAGACGGAGACCACGCTGTAGGTCTGCCCCGCGTCCAGCGTCTGGCCGAGGACGGACGCCACCTCGGAGATGACGAACCTGGAGGACGGGTCAAAGGCGTAGGGGCCGAGGAAGTCGGTGTCCGACGCCAGGGCGTGGAGGTAGCCGGCCTTCTTGGGCCTGCGCTCCGTTACCGTGGTGGTGGCCGGCAGGAAAGCCTTGATGGTGTGGCGGTCTACCTCGAAGACGGTGGCGGGCCGGGCGATGGAGAGGATGCTCGCGGCGGCCGAGATCCAGAACTGGACGTCGTTGTCGGCGGCCATGACGACCGGAACGGGCTCGTTGTTGGCGGACTGGTTGTCGAACACCACGTGTGCGACGTTTACCGCGCCGTCTACGACTTCCTTGAGGACGAAGCTGCCGCGGTTCACCGCCTGGAACCCCGTGCCGAAGATGTTCACGTAGTTCCCCGCCTCGGTCTTGTTGAGCGAGGGGTTGGTGCCTGCCGCCCAGGTGAGCCATACCTCGCCGGACGGCTGGACCTGGAGGTTCCACTGTGTGGCCGGTGCCCCGGCGGTCTGCGTGGTCAGGGCGGGGCTTGGGAAGCGCAGGACGTTCTGGGCCCGACCGCCGGTCACCCGGATGGAAGAAGTCGGTCCCTTGGAGCCGCTGAAGACCTGCACGGCGGTGTCGCCCGTACTGGGGTCGTAGTAGTCCAGGGCGAGGGCGAGGGCGTCGGGGCTGTACTTCCTTATCCGTCTCGTAATCGCCGAGGCAATCTCGCGCGCGGTGGCGACGGCGATGTCGGTAAAGTCGGAACTCTTGAAGATGACCTGGACCTCCTGCCTGTTGTCCAGTACGAATGAGAGCGTGTCCCCGTCCTGGAGGACGTAGGGCTCGCTCTCGGCGCTTACCAGGAACGCCCGCGTACTCTCCGCGCCGTAGAAGACCTCCAGGATGTGGAGGAGGATGGAGGTGACCTGCTTCCGGGCCGTGGTGATGATGGCGAGCCGGCGGAACGTGTCGTCGAGCATCCCCACGCCCGACGGACGGAGGAACCCCACGTTGCCGGCGCGGCGGTCGAGGTACCGGCCGACCGCCGACGTGAGGAAGAGCTGGTCGAACACCGCCCTGGCGTTACTGCGCGTCAGGTCGTCGCCCGTGGCCATGGCGTCGAGGACGGCGTCCACCATCCGGCCGTGGACCGCCGGGCTCATGTACTGCCTGAGCAGCTCGAAGCTGTTAGGGCTCTCGGCCACCCGCTATCCCCCTACCTGGCTCACGAGGATATCGCTGTCCGCGTTGAGGACCAGGGGCTTCTCGAAGCTCTGGACGGCGATGAGGTCGTTGGTCGGGTC